GCGCAATTCCACGTTGAGGCTATTAGCCTACCAACCGTCCTTGACGGTGCGATCAGCAGATGGGGGAATTACCCCGCCAACTTAACTGAAAGGAACCCAATCGCATTTGTAGCCAAGGGGATCACCTCGGGGCACTAGCCCGCGAGAAGACCCTGTAGCAACAAGAAGCGTTGCGAGCTGTACGTTCTCGTCAAAGGTCTCGAGTCTGACCTTTCGAAAGCGCGCCGGTCTGAAGACGCGCACGTACCTTATACCATGTGCGACTTGCACAGTCCACCGCTCCGGGATATCGTGAAAAACGATATCGCCGAGAACCTCAGGGCCACGACAAGCCTGCACCCAACCGGGCACAGATCGTCGAAGTCCTAAGAGAGCATCTTTCAGCTCAGGTGGAAGGCAGGAACCAGTAGGGTATAAGTTCATCAAAGATCGTCGCAGCCCGTTAAAGGCGGCAATCTTCTCTGATGGGAAATTGAGAGAATTCTTCAGATAGAATCCTCTGACCGGGTGACCGTGAAAGAAGTCTCCACCGCATGATTCCTTGAAGGGAACTTCTGCAGAGAAAGACTTTTTTTCGTTCACGGTGAAACCGAGGCCCGCCAAAACAAGGCGCAATCCCTCGTATACACCACTCGGCACGATAATGTCATCTCCAAAGACAAAAACGTCTTTGCCCAGGCGACCCTCATGACCGTAACTTTTGGTTACGGCACAAGAGATCGCTGAGAAGATGACCGTCTCGAGCTCGAAGGTGTACCCGTTCCCCATTGAAGAAAACTTCTCAAGGAGGACCCAACGACCGTCGATCAAGGTAAACCTTGACCGCAGATCGTCCAAGACAGCAAACCATCTCGGAGGGAGCAAAAGTTCGACCAAAACTTTTGCTACGGTATCGCTCGCAGAACTCAAGTCTAGGGTACAGAATGCCCCAGACTTGCTAGCATCACAAGCAATTTGCCTGTGAATGTCAGCAGCCTTGTCCAGGTCCCATCCTCTATTGCGTAGTCGACGGCGAATAGCACCGCCAAGACCAAGCTGGTAGAAGATATTGACCGACGGCTCGATCGCAATTGCGCGATCTGTAAGAGCCGTTTTCGGAACCGTTGTGAAGCGGTTCCCTTTGATGAAGGCGAGTTCATTTTCTGTCGAGGCAAAATTCTTGCCCCACAAGGTACTGAGGAACTGTGGAAGAAACCACAGCGCCCCGGTGGTCAGGGTGGGTTGAGGGTTACTCATTTTATGAGCGACTGTAGTCGCACCACCTCGATCGGTAAATGTGGCACCTGGCCCGAACTTCCCGTCAACAAGTGACGGGGGGCAAGGTCCGATGAGAAGCTCTACCTCTTTCCGTATACAACCCAGGAGGGTCATAACGCGCTCATCTCGGTCGGTCGAATGACCGTGGCCGGGGAGGTAGCGGTAAAGCTGCTCATTCGTTCCGTAGCATTTTCGCTCCGCGTCCCACCAAGTATCGACAGCCGCCTTGCGACGGTCAATCTTTACTGGTAGATGCGGGTATTTCTTCAGCAGAGAGCACGCGAGTGCATCCTTGCCAAAGGAAAATGCGTCGGAGTAATCCACAGGGTCTGCACTCGCTTGCGCGATGTACGACCAATTCCTGTCAGCCAGCGCTTTCTCAAGCGAAAGGCTTAAAGGAGTGCCGAGGCCCCTGAAAATTAAGGAGGCCAAACGCCGAACTTCATGATCGAACGTCTTCTTCATGAAGGCTCCTCAGGTCGCCGCGTAACCGGCCTTCAAGCACGCCTTCATATGTGCCGAACCAAGGAGGTTCACACATTGAGAGACGAACTCGTCGGTCGTGATCTGCGGGAGATGCTGAGGGATGATGAACGACCCCGCGAACAACTCCACGTCTTGACTCATCGTACGGCCGGTGGCCGAGTCAACGTACGTGAAGGGGTACACGAAGCGCACATCGATGTTTCGCGCCGTACCAGTCCCATTGGTTCGGGACTTCATACGAAGCGAAGGCCGCATGCCGGGAGGCAGCGTAGACGCGGTATCTTGTCGATACACGGCGGCCACGGTGTCACCAGCGGAGGGCGAGACGGCGTTGTACACGATGTCGGTGGTTCCATCATTCTTTTTGATGGTAATGTCGGCGATTGCGGGCATTTAAGCTCCAAGAAAGGAAATAGCCTTATTTAAGGGCCAACGTCAACAACGACACCTGTGCGAGAGCACGGCGCCAATTGTCGGGCTTGTACACTTTAAAGCCTAGCTGAGGAGACTCCGGAAAGCCAGCTACTCGTCGAATACTCATGTATTCGATGAAGGACTGCCAACCGTAGGCCCAACCCCAGCTCGACAAGGTGTTACTTGTCGTAAAGTGTGTGGTAGAGACGTAATCCACGTCCAGGCCGGCTAGATCGGTAGGCCGCGAGAGAAAATCTCCCACGTTAACGAACCAGTCAACCACGAACGAGAAAGGAACAATCTCCCAGAGAACCGAAGCGGGGTTAACCAAACCCAACTGGTTCGCCAGCCACAAGTTCTCGTTCCGCACCTTAACGGTGGCGGAGACGCGAACAGTGCCTCTACCTCTAGTGACGACTCTCGAACCCCAAGGGCCGATGTCGACATCCGGAGGCGGGTCAATACTTTCGTATTGGTGCCCTGCGCGACCCATAGGAGTCGCGGTGTTTAGAGGACTTTGCAAGACGTCTACGGCATTATAGACGTCTCCAACCAAAGGAGACCACCCAAAGTGGAACTCCAAGTAGTTGGAAGCGAACTGGTGCTTCCTTGAGACCCCTTTTGGGGGTCTGGAAAGCCCGAGCTCTCGCGCAGCGCGCGGGAAGTCAAACCGGCGGAGGTGACCTGCGAAGGTTCTCAGCTGGATCGCTCGCTTTGCTATCATGTCACAGGCCGATGAAGCCTCAGCGACAGCGGCGCCGATGTCAGCACTAGATCGTGCTTTGTCGAGCCATTTACTGTACGCTCTCTCAGTGACAGAGGGGGGGATCTTATCGATGTTATACCCGTAGGTATTAGCAGGATGAGTGTACCCCTGACT